TACCGTCCGGTATCAGGGTTAAGTTTTGGCATTGCCATTGAAGCGCTCAGGCAGGGTAAAAAAAGTTGCCCGCGCTGGCTGGAACGGTAAGGGGATGTGGTTGGCATACGTTAAGCCGTACACTGAAGCAGTTCACACTGGCAGTACACCTTGCTTTTGCAGTCGCGTCTTTGAGTTGCCGGAAGGTGCGCAGGGAGACCCGAAACGCGCTCCGGAACAACTGCCATATATCGCCATGAAAACAGCGGACGAAAAATTAGTGCCGTGGCTGGCTAGTCAGACCGATGTTCTGGCCGAAGACTGGCAAATCGTTTAACACCGTAACATGTCGCAATCAGCCCGCCGATGTGCGGGCTTTTTCATGCCCACGGGTCGTACTCGCTGATCACGTTGGGCTGCTTGCCGCCGGCAGCAGGGAAATCTGAACGCTTCGCCACTGGATAGGCGAACGTCAGAAGCAGCGCATCGCCCTTGCCAGGAGACCGGCCCAAACGCTCTTTGATATCCTCTTTCGGCTCCATGACGATCTTACCGTCCACCCTAACCTTGTACTCTGCCGCGGAAAGGTCGTCCGCCGTCTCCTGGTCATCCAGCGCGCCGCCGAGCTTGAGCCACGTCTTACAGGCGTTGAACATCTCTCCGCGCTTATTCAGCATCTGCGGGTCTGACGATGCGCCGCCGAACGGCACAAGCTGCCAGGTGCGGCCCCAGCCGTCACCGATGGACTTCAGCCCGGTGCCGTAGCCGAAGTCGATAAACACCGCGTCAGCCTGGTACTGGTCCTCAAAGTCAGCGATACGCTTAGCCATAATCAGATCGTCAGTGGTCTTGTTGCCGGTCCACAGCACTTTGCTGTGCAGCCCCTGGCGGAGATAAATCACCGCGTCATCCACGCCGGAATATGCCGGGTCGACGCCGATTATCCGCGGGGCGTGCGCCACCTGCGCAGCGGTCACAACGCGCTTCATCGCCTCGTCTGTCAGACCGGTAGGGATGAACTGCAGCTCTGACGCATCAGGGAAGATCCCGCGCACGCGGACCTTCACGAAATCGCTGTCCTCGCCGTAGTCATCGACCCACTTTTGCAGCTGCTGCTTGTTGGTGCCTTCGACGGTGCGGCTGTCGATTTGCGCGCATTTCCAGCGGTGCTTGTATTTGCGGAAGCACTCTCGGAATCGCCCGGTGTTACGCGTCGGGTTACCGAACGCCACCCAGATAATTTCGGTGTCCTCGTCCGTCAGCGCGCCCTCGGCAACCTCCCAGACCAGATCCGCGATGTTGGATGCTTCGTCGAACACCACAACGATGCGCTTACGCTCGTTGTGCAGGCCTGCAAACGCCTCGGTGTTGTGCTCAGACCAGGGAATAGCATCGGCGCGCCAGCGTTTGTCGTGGCCCGGATCGTTGCTGTACATCGCGGTGGCGGTGCAGGTGAACCACTCTTTCGTGATAGCCAGGTTCGACCATTTGATGATTTCCGGCCAGGTCTTCGTGCGCAGCTGGTTATCGGTGTTAGCGGTCACCACCACCTTGCAATCTTCACAGGTGGACATGGCCCAGTTAATCAGCATGGAGATAAACGCAGATTTTCCGATGCCGTGGCCGGATGCGCGGGACAGCATCAGCGGCTGGTGACGTGTCGCGGGATTCTGCAGGTGCTCGCCTATTTCGCGGAATGCGTCAGCCTGCCACTGGCGCGGACCAGTGGCGTGCGCCAGTTCTGTGCCATCCTCGCCCCACGGAAACGCATACAGCGCATAGCCCAGCGGGTCATGGGTGAAGCTGGCGATATCGTCGATCAGCTGTTCTTCCGGGGATAAAGCGGCGTCTGTCACTGGTCACCACCCTGGCGCTCTTTCAGGCGGCGCCGGGCGGCGGCCATGCGGTCAGCAATGGTGACATTCACGTTAACTTCCATGCGCTCTTTGAATGCCATCACATCAACGTGCTTACCAATCAGCTCGAGGTTCTTCACCTTGTCTGGCCATTTTATTTTTTTGAGGATAGTCTCGATCGTGGTCTCATCCATGTTCATGATGGTTGAGGACAGATCGAAACCGCTGAGCGTGGTGCGCCAGATTTTCGGCCACTCGCGGATAGGCTTCAGGCCGCCGTCATCATTCAGGATATCCAGCACGTCCATCTGGTCTATTTCCACCAGGCGCAGCAGCACGTAATCGGCGCTGACGCGCAGGCGCTTGTTGCGCTCCTCCATCAGCTCAGCGATTCGTTTTTGGATACGCTCATCACGCATCATAGTGCTGGCTTTGACGTGGGCAGACTTTGGGGAGAACCCGGCATTGATGGCCGCCTGCGTCTGATTTTCAGGGCATTTCACATACTCCTGGGCGTAGGCTTCCTGCATCACCGTCAACGGTTTGTATTGAGTTGATTTGCGCTTCGGATCCTTTGGCATGGTAAACACCCCGAAAATAATTACCTTTTAGGTAATAGTAACACGCAAAACAAAGCCGCCATAGTCGGCGGCCGCGGTCATTCCAGTTTAAATTCATCCTCTAACTCATGAGATCGGGCGGCGACATGGTCGTATAGCACGACGTACTCAACGCAGCTTGATAGGGGCATTGGCCGCTCAAACTCAAGCCAGAAGCAGTCGGCATAAGCTCGACCAAACCAGTACCCGCCGCCGAACTCCTTACCACGCTGGATCATCATCCATCGGCCATCAGGTACAGCGTCGATAAAATCCCCGCGGTAAACGACAGTATAATTACGGTCTTTGCCACCCATGATCTTCACCCCTAAAATACTGTATATTTAAACAGTATAATCATGCGAGGATTTAGTCAATCTGTCGTGACATGTCACAGCGGTAGTTTTGTTTCGTGCCAGCCGTACATAACCCAGCATGCGGCTTCCCCTGAGTGCGGGCATGATGCCACTGGCAGTTGATCTCCGCACTTGCCGCAGCGCCGTTTGCTGATGGCGTTAATCCGGCCGCGCACCCGGGCATCATCCTGGCGGATCAGCAGCGCGATGTACTCGGCCATTTCGTATGGATCGCGACCAGGGCGCCGGGCGGCGCAGTTCCGCGCCAGCATCTCTACTTCCTGCTCGTCGAGCACCAGTTCAATTTTGCGCTCACCGGCGGCGGACTGCCGCGCGCGCTGCGCGGCTTTGCGTTCTGCTGGGGATTTAGGCATCAGTCGTCATCCTCATCCCAATCGTCACCTTCCTCATCCTCTTCATCATCGCAGGATGCGAGCAGAGGATTCATCCGCCGCCCTACCTGGCTGGCGTAGCCGCGGCGACAGAGGTTGTGCAGCACGCTGTAAATTTCGAACATTTCGGTCCGCTCATCACCAATATCAAGCTCACAGGCCAGCGTGTGGCATTCAGTAGCGAGTGCCGATATCTTCTCAAGCAGTTCGACCTTATTCACCTTTCACCTCCTGAGGGGCGGCTGGCAGCGGCATCCAGTGGGTTACGTTTTGCAACTTCAATCTGTCGCATGGCTCATAGCCATCAATGGTAAATCCATCATCAGAACTATACATAGCCTCGCCATAAACCTGATCTCCATCGAAAGCGATAACTGCCTCAAAATCTATCGGCATCTGCTCGCTTACCGGAATCCATTTACCCGGCACGGTAGCGGGTTCACTGCCGGGTGACTGAGGGGCGGCTGCGAGCATGGCGGCGCGGCAGGCGTTCCAGGAATCAGCGGCCGCATTTCGCTGGTCTTCATCCCACTGGAATACAGCGCGGTCACGACGCCTGGCACTGGCAAGAATTTCGATACTGTCCGGAGTGGCTTCTTCCGGCACTACCGGCGCTGGCTGCGCGTGGCGATAGAGCGGCTCAACCTCTCCCGCCAGGTCACCTCTACTGGCGAGATGCCACCGTTTATCTGGCCCACTGCGCCAACGCCACGCCACCGGCTCGCTGTCCATCGCGGCCAGCGCCAGTTCAGCAAGCTGCAGGTCAGCCAATATTTCTTCGCGTGCGCTTTCGAATGCTTTCTGTCGTGATGCCATTTTCAGCGCTTTGACGTTTTCACGAGCGCGTTCGTGAAGCTGCGCTCTGGTTAATTTGCTGGTCATTGGTTGGCTCCCCGTGAAATTTTGTGGCCCGGCGCATAGCAGCGCTGGCGGTCTTTGCTGATGCGCCAGCCAGCTTTGCGCGCCTGCTGAGAAATATCGGTCATATTCCGGCCAATAAAATCAGCCTGCCCCTGCGGATAGATTTTCCCTGACTGACAACCATCACAGTCGCAGTAGAGGTCCGCGCAAAATCCTTCAGTGATAGCCATCTACTCATCCTCCCCGGTAATTTCGTGGTAGCCGTAATTGCATTGATTCAGGAAAATATCCTTAGCTTCTGCCGCAATCTCTTCATCGGTTGCATCATCTTCAACTTCGAATATTTCCTCGAAATTTCCGCCAACAATCCCGGTCTCAATGGTCACTTTGAATTTACGCATCACTCAGCCTCCACCTTGATGCCAGCGGCAGACGAGAGTAACTCAAGCGCCAATCGCACTTGATGCTCAACTTCATCAGCTAATGGTGATTTGTAAGTATTCCTATAGTCCGGCAACTTCACAGTGACGGTGCGGGGTTCCAGGCATTCAGCAGGCTTAGTGCTCCAGCCGTGCCACCACATGAAGGCGCAGTAAGCGGCAACGTCGCGCGGATCACCTTTGGCGATATGCTGGTGAAAGTGCGTCTGGCATTGACTTGGCCACCCATCCTGTTTCCAGTCCGCGTCGTAGCCGTATTTTAATTGGGCCTTGTACAGCTTCTCTGCTAGGGCAGTGCAGAAGTCGGTCACCAACTTCTGCGTATCCGGGTGAAGCTCGGATGGAATTACCGGTGCAGGCTTCACGGTGCGGGACTCCAGCTCGGCGATGCGAAACATCACGCGCCGTGATTTTTCTCTCTCCCGCTCAAGCTCTGCGTCCAGCTCGGCGATGCGCTTCTCTGCCGCTTCCGCCCTGGCCTCCTGCTCATGCGCTTCGCTCCATCCGCGATTGCAGTGAGCCTCCGTGGCTTGCGACTTCTCCAGCGCCTCTACCAATGCGAGAATGTTTTCCGGCGTCATTAACTCTTTGAATGTTTGCCTGGCAATGGTCGCCTTCACATATCGAGCTATATGGGCAGTCTCCTTGACGTCAGTTGCCGCCGCTTTCAGGCTCTGCGCCAGTTTGGTGATATCAGTTGTCATGCGGCACGCTCCCATTTCACGCCATTTTTCACCAACTGGCGGCAGTGCCGAATAATTTCAGCTCGCCCAACTTTGTTACCCAGCCTCCATGGGGAATAAAACTTCTCTTTATCAACCTCTTCCCCGGTTGAGTTTTCGGCGTCATACGCATACCCAATGCCATCCCAATCAGTGGTTTCATCGATTAGCCGGTTGTGGAGAATGTCAAACGCCTCTTGGCTATCTGCCTCCCCCCAATAGTCAACGGTGACGACTTCCCACGTCTGGTACCACATGCAGTTTGAATAAATCATCCCTTCGCCGCGTGACCACACTTCCCGTCGGTATTGGCGTGGCATAAGAGCAATCAAAATCTTCATGGCGGCGGTGTTAATTTTTTTCTCAATGCGCGGTTTTTCGTTGGTATAGCGTCGCTTGTTCATTTGGCCCCCTCGCGCAGCTGCTTGGCAATATAATCCGCAAGTTCGCCTTTTTTATTTAGGTTTTGCATCTCAATCAGGTCGGACATTGCAAGTCCATTGGTCGGCGAGATAACAACAAAGTTACCGTTAACTTCAAACTGGCGACCTTGCTTCTCCATGCGTTTCACAAAATCAGCGACCTTTGACATTTAACACCTCCAAAACGAAAGACTTCGCCCACTCGGCCTCTAGATGACATTCCATTGACACAAGATGCGCGGCAAACTCCTCCACCCCATCAGCCTTAATCCCGGCTACGATGCGATCGGTGGCGGGGGTTTGTACTGCCGTGACATTAGACCGGTGGTCATTCCATCCGCGCGCATATATCGGATTTATGGACATGCCGTCCTTCACGCAGTACCGCTGGCCACCACCATTGATAACTTCAATCTCTTCCGCAACGGCTGCCTTCAGCGCCATATTCTCCGCAGCAAGCTGCTGGTACGATTTCGCCAGCTTCAGGAACTTCTGCTCTCTGATCGACAGCTCGCCCGCAGACTCCAGCGACCGAATGAGCTCGTTTACTGTTTCGATGTTCATGCTGTCACCCACTCGATCGCCAGATAAGCCACATACAGGACGGCGACGATTGCCACCCAACCAATGATGTTTGCCACCATCACGAACAGCAGCAGTGACCGCCGACTGTAATTCACGAAATCAAAATCCATACTTACCCCCGCTTACCCGTTTAACTTATTGATTCAATTGATATCAATGAAGATCGTTGTTTTAGAACTCTTCGACCTTCCACCCGCCGCCGGCTTTTGCCGGGAGCTTCGTTACTCCGATGATCCGGAATGGGTACTGGTCGGCGGCGACTTTGGTTTTCACCCTGGCATCGTCGGTCCAGTAACCCCCCTTCACTTCGTGCATTTCCAGTTGGCCGTTTGCCAGCATCACGGCGAAGTCAGGCGTGTAGAACGTGTTGTCAGCCAGACGCAGCTTGATGCCTTCGAACCGGTACCAGGCTATCTCCCCGTAGCGCTTACGCAGTTCAAGCTCTTGCGCATACGCCGTTTCGGTTTTGTTCATCTGGCCCGCTTTAAGCCGGCCTAGTGCCTGTACTGTCTTTCGCATGATTTTTACCTTATTGGTAATTTATAACCATAAACGGATCAATATCAATAGTCTTGCGCATATTTTATTACCCTTTTGGTAAACATTAAGGCGTAAAAAAACGCGCTTCCGCGCCGGTATTACTTGATGAGTCCTGCTGCCTTCCCTCGCCGGTATTCCTCCATCAGCCACTGTGCCGGGGTTATACCTCCGAGTGTCGCCGCGTTAGGCATGCATCCGAAGCTTCGACCTGGTGGATGGTAGGTATTGCCACCGGGGTCTGGAGGGGTGCTTATAGGCTCTGGCTTCGACTGGATGCTCAGAATCGGATCAGGTATCTGATGACCTGCCGCGACCTTTGATGCCCATTCGTCAAGAAGCTTACGCGCATGTTTCTCAACTTCAATCTCACTTAACTGACGCTGGTACATCGCGCGCCTGGTATCGCACACAATCCAGTACATGACAGGGTGGCGCCACGGGAATTGTTCTGGTCCGCCAGGCTGTAGGCTTTTCTCCTTGGCGTAGCGGTGAAACTCCCCCACTCTACATCTTCGTACGTAGTCGTCCTACCGACCCGAACCGAACCCCAACTACTTTCGTTCGTCGTTCGTTTTCGTTTCGACCCAACCCTTACGTTAGTAGTAAGTTAAGTTACCGTACCGGTTGGGTACGGGACCCGGACCGAAACGGGTAACGGGTAGTTACTTACCAACGGACGGACCGGGACCGGGACTAGGTCGG